CGCATAATAAGGATCGTCACCATACGGATCTAATTCTGCAGGAGCATCATTATAATCCGCATCACGCATAAACGTATCGCGTTGCTCGTCATCCTCCATCTCATAGCGGTCATAGTCATGTAACTTCTTCCGATAATAATCCTCATCGAGAGGAACCACACGACCATCAGTACCGACCCACCAGTGATGGGAGAGTTCATCAACCTCAATTTTACCCTCTCTCCCGCCCAGTTTCACGACTTCTGAGCGTTCGGAAAATTCCAAACTGGAGGAGTGTTCGACTACCCTCAATCTTCCAACAATTTGCTCAATTCTGATCGCAGTATTGCAATCTCCTTGAGCAGCATAGTGCATACCAACCATGCTATTGCCGGAAAATAGAGGTCCGCCGCTGAAACCTCGCTCCGTGGATGCGGTATGTCTAAGTTCAGTTAAACCCGAACCAGGTAAAGTTTTACCAACCGCACTCACAAGAACTCCATCTTGCACACCAACCGACGCGATTTGTTGATTGTATAAACTACTCTTAAGAGTATTTATCTCAGATACACCAAGCTTTGACCACACATCCTTATTAAGATATATAGCAAAAACATCAAGTGTACCAAAATCAACAGACCTCTCCGGATCAAAGTTTTCAATATCCAAAGAAACCATCTTCATCAATCTCAACTTTGTGTTTAACCCCTGACTGAAAGGGACTAAAGCAGGTCGCTTAATGCCTGAAAACAACAAGTTTGCTACATGAGCCGCAGTAACAAGGTAATCGCCAATGCGAACTCCCATACCAACAAACTCACAAACACCCAAGTCATCGGTGGCTACAATAGCCAACACCCCCGGTTTCCAACTGGACGGCACAAAAGTGCTGCCAGGCATGGACATCTCCAAAACAATAGGGACATCCTTAGGGGCTTCAGGTAAAGTGAACATTTGACCATTCAAATTGACATGGTACAACCGAGCACCTGAAGTTTTAACTTCAACACTGCTCACAAAAGCACTAGACAAATCATAAGATTTGTCAGTCTTCTTCAGTCGAGGTACCATAAACCAATCAATTATATAACGCTTGCACATAAGCACAAGCTGAGATATAAAGGGCAACGACATAATTGCCAAAAACACAAACACTAACAGTAGTATGGCCAGAGTCTCAGGACTAAATGCCCTAAGATTGACACTGCAAGTGTCTATGATTGAATTCCCGAAACCACACAACACCTCAATGATCTCGAGTCCGTCATAGTAGAAGTGGCTTAAACTGAGTACACCCTTTCTACCCCAACGAAGATAAACGTCCAAAATTTGGTCCCACATACTGATTGTGGGACTAACTGGTCGGGCATCAACGAATTGCACGATACGTGCTATGACTAAAGTCTTAAACAAGTTCATGCAACGCGTTCTGCCAACCAGAACCTTACGCAGTTCACTCGACGCTCGTGAGAGCGGGGTAACTTGGCACAATGAATACAACATTGCACCAGGGTTCCAACCAAGTCTAATAACTTCATGTTGTGATAAAGGTAAATAAGGTACCAATTCATCATTTTCATAAAGAGTTAGAAAATGGTTAACAACATTAATCGCAGAATACGCTTCATTCCAGGTCCACTGGTAATGATACCAAAGTAATTTTTGAATGCTGTAGATTCCACCAAAACCAAACAAGTCAACGCGTTCCCTCAAAAAGAGGTTAACATACGTCTCCCTGTCGATACGAG